AGAAGGCATTTATGGACAAGAGATGAATTGAAAGATAAAGGTTTTTCTAATGCAGAAGATATACCATTAAATTGGTCGCCAGATACGGAAAGCGAAAATTACGAAGCACAAGAAGTATTCAAAAGAGCTGAAATCTGGGAGATTTGGGATAGGAAAAAATATAAAAGATATTATATAGCAAAAGGTTATGATAAAATTATTAGAGAAGATGATGACCCTTATGGATTAGAAGGATTTTATCCTACACCTACACCTATGATAGCTGTTAAAACAAATAATACTAATGTTCCAATTCCTGAATTTACTTTATACCAAGACCAAGCGGAAGAATTAGATAGGGTTACTTCTCGTATTTCTCATTTAATCGAAGGGTTAAAAAGGCGTGGAGTATATGATGCAGCAGTACCAGAATTATCTCATTTAGCAAATGCTGGAGATAATGATTTTGTACCTAGTGAAAATTTTGCACAATTAGCCAGTAAAGGTGGTTTAGCAGGAGTATTCCAACAAGAAGATATTTCTCCTATTGGCGTTGTTTTACAAGGATTATATACACAAAGGACACAAATATTAGAAATAATATATGAAGTTACTGGTATATCAGATTTATTAAGAGGTAATACAAAAGCTAGTGAAACAGCTACTGCCCAACAATTAAAAGCACAATTCGGCAGTATGCGTATGCGAAAAAGACAAGAAGAAATAGAACGCTATATAAGAGATTTATTTAGAATAAAAGCGGAAATAGTAGCAGAACATTATGAACCAGAAGTATTACAGGGAATTACAGGATTACAGGTAACTCCAGAAATGATACAAATTATGCGTGATGATAAATTACGATCTTATCATATTGATGTAGAAACAGATTCTACTATTTTTGCTGATGAAAATGCAGAAAAACAAACAAGAATAGAGTTTTTGCAAACAATGGGAGCATATTTAGAAAAAGCTATTGCCGTATCTAGTGCTAATCCTTTGTTGACGCCTATCGCTTTTCAATCTTTACGATTTTTAGTAGGTGCATGGAAAGTTGGTAGAGATTTTGAAGAAGTTATAGACCAAACAGAACAACAGATAATGCAACAATTACAACAACAAATGCAAGCTCCTCCACAACCTAGCGAAGGAGAGAAAATTGCACAGTTAAAAGCACAAGCAGAATTACAAAGAGAAAAAATGAAACAAGAAGGTAAATTAGCAGATATTCAAGCTAAATCAGGTGCAGAAATGACTAAAATACAGTCTGAAGCAGAACTTTCAAGAGAAAGAAATGCTTTAAAAGAAGATTTAGCATTATTAAATACTGATGTAAAATTAGCAGAAAAGGCTATGGAATGAGCTATAAAGAGAATTATGAAGATATAAATTGGTCAGGTGGCAAAGAGTATATTAATAAAAAAAGAACTAGACGAGGGAAATCTTTGCAAGTAATGTCTGATATAGAAGAATTTGTTAGCCCAGTTGATAAAACTGTAATAGGTAGTCGTTCTGGATTAAGAAATCATGAAAGACGGCATGGAATCCGTCAAATTGGTAACGATTGGTCAGGTGGAGAACGCACAAATAGTGCAAAACCTGATAATTGGCAACAATAAGAAAGGTATAACATGGCAGAAGAAAGCACTCCTGAAATACAGGAATCAGCAAAAGAGCCAATGAGCTTGGACGCTGTATTGGAAAGTTCAATCGGTGAAGCTCTTGAAGGAACTGTAATAGAAACGGATACTCCAAAAGAAGAAACTTCTAAAGAAGAATCTAATGAAGTATCTAAAGAAGATATTACAGTACCAGCAGAAAAATTAACTTCTCCTGAAAAGGAAGATGAGGAATCTGAAAGTTTGGATCAGTTAGCTACTGAACATGAGGAAGATCAACCAGAATCGGAAAATTCAGAAGAAAATCCTGATACAGAAGAAGTTTCTGAAAATTCTACGGAATCCAAATTAGAAGCTCCTAAAAACTGGTCAGATAGTGTAAAAAAAGTGTTTGATACTTTACCACCAGAATCACAAGAATTTATGATAAAGCGTGATAAAGAGATGACCTCTGATTATACTAAAAAGACACAAGATTTAGCGGAACAACGCAAAAATATTGAAGCATTGAATAAGGTTATAGAACCAGCTAAACAGAATATTGCAGCTACAGGAATATCAGAAGCAGAGTATATTTCTAGGTTGTTAAATGCTGATGCAGCACTTCGAAATAACCCAAAAATGGCACTTCGACAACTTGCACAAGGTTACGGAATAAATTTGTCGTCCATAGAAGATGAGAGTGAGTCTTGGAATGATCCAGACCCACAAATTGCCCAATTAATGCAACAAAATCAGCAAATTATGTCTGAACTTAATCAATTTAAACAACAAAATATACAATCAACAGTTGCACAAACAGAGCAAACAGTAGAGCAATTTTCCACTAAAACTGATGCAAAAGGCAATTTAATGCACCCACATTTTGACAAAGTTAGAGTTAAAATGGGTAATTTAATAGATGCTGGAGAAGCAAAAGGTTTAGATGATGCTTACAAAAAAGCAGTTAGACTTGATGATGATTTATATGAAGAAACATTAAAGAACTCACAATTAACTGTAAAAAAGCAGGAAGATAGCAAAAGGAAAGCAGCCGTAGAAAAAGCTAGAAAAGTAAAACCTTCTAGTTCTGCTAACCCACCGAAAGGTTCTGTAAAAGCGACTGATTTGGATAGTTTGTTAATGACAAATATTGAGGGAGCAGGATTTAGCAGATGAGATGCAGGGTATAATAATTAATTAGGGAGCAGATAAAATGGCATCTCCAAATAGTACATTTACTGAGATTGTTACTACCACTCTTGCTAATTATAGCAGGACAATGGCAGACAATATCACTAATAACAACGCTTTACTTCGTGTAATAAACGAAAAAGGCAACAAAATCGTAGCTGGTGGTAGAACTATTGTGCAAGAATTAGAATATGCAGCAAATAGCACTACAAAATGGTATAGTGGCTACGAAGTGTTAGATACTTCAACAAGTAATGTATTCACAGCAGCCGAGTTTAATTATAAGCAATTAGCAGGTAATGTTGTGATTTCTGGACTAGAGCAAGTAGAAAACTCTGGAAAAGAGCAAGTGTTTAACTTATTAAAATCAAGGGTTAAAAACCTTGAAAAGTCATTGAAAAATACAATGGCGACTTCTTTATACGCAGACGGAACAGGAACTGATGGTAAAGATTTAGGTGGACTAGCTTTAATAGTTCCAGGAACAGTTGGAAATACTGTTGGTGGAATTAACTCAGGAACTTATACTTTCTGGAAAAATCAAGTTTATGATTTCTCTACTGAAGGTGTAACAGCTAGTGCAACTACAATACAAACAGCTATGAATACTTTATGGTTGAGTTGTATTAGAGGTGCAGATAAACCTGATTGCATAGTTGCTGGCACTACTTATTTCCAATATTATTGGGCTTCACTACAAACCAATCAAAGGTTTACAAGTGATGATAAAGCAAGTGCTGGATTTATGAACTTAATGTTTATGAATGCACCTGTGTTTTATGACGATCAATGTACCGCAACAGCTATGTATATGCTGAATACGGACTATTTATTCCTTCGTCCAGCTAAAGGTAGAGAATTTACTCCTTTAGGTGAGAAGGCTTCTGTTAACCAAGATGCAATGGTATTGCCAGTAGTTTGGGCAGGTAACATGACTGTTTCAAATCGTGCAAGACAAGGCATCATACAAGCATAGTAAAGGAGTAAAATATTATGTCTTATATTATGGGTATAGATATTACCGCAACAGGTACGACTGTTGACTTTCAATTAGGTCAAATAGGTCAAACTTCTGATGGTAAACTCTATAAATATGTTCAATATGTAGTTGGAGCAGGATCAGTAGCTGCGGTTGCTGGCAATGTAGTAGGTTACTACGCTGCTAGTGGTACTTCAGCAGGACAAACAACTATTGTTACAGCTGATGTTAGTGATACTGCAAGAGCAGGAGCTGGCGTACTTCAATCAGCACCAGCTACTGAAGAATATTGTTGGATTCAGGTAACTGGACCAGCAACATTAACAACTGCTTTAACAGCAGGTGCTGATGGTAACGCATTAACATTAGTAGGAGCAGGAGATTCAACATTAGATGTATCTGGTGCTGTTACTGATGCTGTTTGTGCAACTGCTATAGACGCAAGTGCAAAAATAGTAATGTGTCAATTTCCATTGTAGCATATAAAATATATAGAGGGTGGTTTAGACTGCCCTCTATAAACTAGGAGAATAAAATGTCTAATTTAAGAGCAACTTTTTATAAATCAGAAGAAGGTATTGATTTAGTAGAATTAAAATTAATAGGCGACCCTAATTCCGTAATTTATAAAGTATCAGAAAAATCAGAACAATTAAAAAAAGATTTTCCTAAAGAATGGGCATCTTTCTATAAAGATAAAAGTCCAGCTAAAACAATAAAAACAACAAATTTAGATATATTAGAATGTATGAGTAAAAGAAAAATAGACGCATTAAAGTTAGAAGGGGTAGAATGTGTAGAACAATTAGCAGAATTATCTGATGGTGCATGTCATGGTTTAGGCAAAGGCACATTAGATTATAGAAAAGAAGCTAAAGAATTTTTAATGAAAAAACATGATATTAAACCATTACAGGTAGTTGGCTCATGACATTATTAACAATATGCCAAGATGCAGCAAATGAAATAGGAGTTCCATCTCCAAGTGCTGTTATTGGTTCAACGGACACAACAGTTATACAGTTATTGGCAGCAGCCGATAGAGAAGGAAAGAATTTAGTATCTGGTTATGACTGGCAAGTTTTAATAAAAGAAGAAGAACATACTTTATTAGCACAAGAGGATCAAGGTGCTATGACCAGTATAGCAACAGATTTTTTAAGATTTTCTAATGATACTATGTGGAATAGAACAACAAATAGAAAGTTTTATGGCCCATTAAATAATACAGAATGGCAAAGATTAAAAGGAATAGTAGTTAATGGTGTAACTAATTATTTCCGAATAAGAGGGAATAAATTATTATTAAACCCAACTCCTACAGCAGGACAAAAATTATTTTTTGAATATATACAGAAAAATTGGGTAGACACAACAGGAGATGGTTCAGCAAATGCTGATAGTTATGCAGCCGATAGTAACACTACCATATTAGATGAAGATATTATTACTATGGGTGTAATATGGAGATTTTTAAAACAAAAAGGATTGCCTTATGATAATCAGTTTCAAGAATATCAAATTAAAGTAGCCGAAAAACAGGCAAAAGATGGAGCAAAATCTATTTTAAGAATGGGTGGTGGGAGAAGATTTTATTTCCCAGTTAATGAACCAGAAGGGAATTATACTTTATAATGCCAGTTACAAAAACAAAAGGTGGTTATAAATGGGGTAGCAAAGGAAAAGTTTATAAAACTAAATCCAAAGCTACAGCACAAGGGCGTGCAGCTTATGCAAGTGGTTATGGTAAAACAAATAAAGGTAAAAAATAATGGCTATGGAAGATGAATGGTATTGGCAAGATGAGCTTTTTGGAGCTAATCCTGAATCAGGAAGTTGGCAGGATATAGCACAAAGTTTGCTTAATCCAGTTTATGATCCAGAAGGAAGGCTTTTAAGTAGAGTTTTAAAAGATGAACCACTTTCTATGGCAGAAATGGGAGAAAATCTACAAAAAGACCCAATGGCAGACCCTGAAAGTAATCCAGTAGTAAGAGATAGAGGAAAAGAAGAAGCAAATAAAAAACCATTTAGTCCATCAAGTTACACAATTCCTGCTCCTGCAAAGTTATCAATGCCTACATATACTGTGCCAGATAAAGAAGTAGATAGAGTTGGTGGAAATGTGAATATGTATGGCAGAAAAAGAATGATGTTAAATGATACAACAGAAGAAGAAGAAATGAGAAGAATGGCAGCAGCATTAAGAAGAAATCAAGGGTATAGATAAATGAATATGATGTTTCAACCTACAGGACAAGGAACTTCTATTCCAGCACCAATCGGTGGTTTGAATACTAGAGATGCTGTTGATATGATGGCTGAAAAAGATGCAATTCGTTTAGATAATTTCTTTCCAGGCAGTACAGATGTTGCTGTAAGAAATGGTTATACAAGTCATGTAACAGGATTACCTAGTAGCGTACAATCTTTAATGGCATATTCTTCTG